CCATCATCATTACTTTTAATCTCAAATAATGCATTCGTACATACCGCAAGAGAGAATTGTGGTATATATATTTCCGAATCACAATATAATGCTCTTGCTTGAATAGGATCTCCACCAGTTAATTCCTTTAAAACACCTTCGTTAATTACAGCATCTTTTGAGGGTTCTTGCATAACCGCGTATCTTACACCCTTTAATTGCATCACTTCTGACGATGTTCCACCAATACTATTACGTGCTGAAGTAACCAATGTAATTGGCACAGTACCCTTATATTCTCCCAGTGCTTGAGACATTAAATCTGTTAATATAGATTTACCATTAGACCCAGAACCTCTATAAATATTAAATGCGTGTTCCTTCTTTATTCCAATTAAACACGATGATAAATGGTCCCACATATATCTACATAATTTTGGTTCTGGAAATAACTGTTCCATAAATCTTATTATTTCATCAGCAATATCCTTTTGTTCATCGTAATTATATCTTGCATAATTTACTCCTGTTGTCTTAGTAATATAATCCTGTGGATAACCTTGTCTGAATTCTTTCATCTTAAAATCAAATACTCCATTTGCAAAACACATTAAATATGGATTTGAGTCCATATTCTTAATAAAATCTCCATCGAAGAAAATCTCCATTGCTTCGCGCATAATATTATTTTTATCATTGGTTTTCTTTAATTTAATGCATATTTCAGCGATTTTTTTAATCTTTCTTTGGATTTTTTCGTGATTTTCATCATTTGGTTCATAATTTTGTGCATCGGCTAAATATTGACTCTGTTTATCGGAATATAATTGAAACAAATCTTTTGAAATAGCCATTCTTAAACGCTGTCCTTCATCCTTTTCCCAACGATGTTTATTAAATACATACCATGTTTTATTAGTAATACTTCCACATACATATTTATCCTTATACATATGATATAATACCATTGCGTAATCCCAATCCCCTGCTTCAAAAATAGTTTCTTCAATATAATGATCTATGGTTCCTTTTTTTACCTTTTCATATTCTGCAAATGCATCTTGTTTTGCCCAATACATAATCGATCTTTTTGTTACTCCATCTGTACGTTTATTAAAATGTATTTTCCAATTTTGATATAAATCTGGTATAGTGTCATAATCAAAATCTGAAGCTTTTGAACGCAACATTATCCAAGATAAGAATAAACGATCGTCTGTATGTTTTAATGCAAATGCTACTTGTCTATTTAATAAATGTGAACCTGGTTGATAATATTTTTCTGGAAGTATTTGCGTATATTCGTGTATTTCTCTAATATGTTGCTCATTCGTCTTTAAACTATTAATAATATTATCTACCGCTTTTTTTAAAATTTCAGCATTTGTTATATCTGATAATTGAATATCTCTTGTATCATCTTCTAATACCAAGTTTATCTTAGATTTTGTATTTGAAGATTTTTTTATTTTATTTTTATTCGTTTGTATTCTTTTTTCATATTCTTCTTTGATATTTGGGTTTATTTCAAATTTTACGTGTTTATCACATTGTGCGGATAATAATTGGAAATTTCTAGATAAATCAAATTCTGTTACTGATTTAGCTTTAGTTACCCATGAATTATCACTTGCGTCAAATTCAGCAACCACGTGATATGTTAATTTATATGCTTCATAGCCTGGTTTTCGCGAACCATACATTTGCCAATTGGTGGAACCCATACTAATACCTTCATCTAACACTTTATCCCAACTATTCGTTAATGGTAATTCCCATATATCCCCAATTTCTTTTATTATTTTATCACGCAACATCATCTGAATAGTATGGTCTAATTGAATTCCAATAATCATATGTATACCATCTTTTGTCATTTGTTCTTCTGCGAGTCTATTTACATTTGGTTTTTCCATAATAAAAATTGGAAATGGTTTATTTTCTTCAAATACTATCAATTCCTTAAGTTTTTCCAAATAAAGACTAATCATATCTTGTATATGTTCTTGAGTATGAATCCGTTTTGTAACGCTATAATCATAACGGAAATCTAAATCAACTAACAATGGTCCATCATTTTCTAATTGTTTCTCTGTCAAATATTCCAGTCTTCCTTTTACAAATATATGCTCGTAATATAATCTATAAAAAGTAGGCAATTCTTCTTTTTCTATTGTAAAACTACCACCATATATATTTAACTCTTTATTTGGAATTCTTGTATGTGTGAATTTTGAAGAATTTCCACTATTTTGTTCTATGGTTTTACTATTATGCTTTGTAAGGAAATCAGATAAATCATTATAGTGTGACGATGTAGTCATTGTAGTCATTGTTATTATACTATAGAGATATTTTTCTATTTCATTTTTTTTTAATTTTAATAATCATTTTTTATATATATTAGTTTTTTAATTTTATTATTATGATGATAATAAATATGCTTAAAAACAATTCATTGATACTATATATTATGGCTGAAAATATAAATATTATTAAAAAAGAAACAATGCAACGACTTTTAAAAGATGTAAGGCAAATTATAAAACACCCATTAGTCGATAATGGGATTTATTATTCTCACGATGATACGGATATGATGAAAGGATATGCGATGATTGTTGGACCATATGAAACCCCCTATTTTGGTGGATATTATTTTTTTACCTTTGATTTTCCATTTGACTACCCATTTTCACCACCAAAAGTTACATTTTTAACTAATGATGGATTAACTCGTTATAATCCAAATTTATATAAATGTGGAAAAGTATGTGTTTCTATTCTTAATACATGGCGTGGAGATAAATGGTCTTCGTGTCAAACAATAAATAGTGTATTATTAACATTATGCTCATTATTAAATGAAGCACCTTTAGAAAATGAACCTGGACAAACAAAAAGTTCTGGTGATTTTATACCTTATCAAAATAGTATTGAATATAGCAATATTAACTTTTCTATTTGTGATATAATTAATCCTTATAAAAATAATATATCTCCTCACTTTTCATTATTTTATCCTTTTATGAAAGAACATTTTATTAATAATTATGATAAATTATTAGAATTTATTGAATTAAAAGAAACCACAGTATATAAGAAAAACGAATACGTATCTATTTATAATATGAAAACTGATATTAATTATACTATTTTAAAAAGTAAGTTAATTAGCACGAAAGAAATTATTACTGCTGAAACTGTACCTAAATTAGAATTAGATAAGACAGATAAGACAGATAATATAGATGAGAAAAAACAGATAAAATAAAATAAATAAAATTGAAATAAAAATATAAATATAACATAATTATATATACAGATATGCACTTTTGTAGTCAATGTCAAAATATGTATTATATCAGTATTGAACCTGATGAACCTAATAAACTAGTTTATTATTGCAGAAATTGTGGAAATAAAGATTCCACTTTGTCGGTAGAAAATGTTACTGTTTCAAAAATACAATTAAAAAAAACGGAACAAGAATTTAGTCACATTATTAATAAATATACCAAATTTGATCCATCACTACCTCGCATAAATAAAATATTATGTCCTAATGCTGATTGCTCTACAAATAGAGAAGATACTCCTCGTGAAATTATTTATATAAGATATGACGACCAAAATATGAAATATGTTTATCTATGTTCCACTTGTGATACAATTTGGAAACCTGAAGGATAATATAAATTTAGTAAATTTAGTAAATAATAGTGTTTTTTATTATTTTATTTATATTTTTGTAAATAAAATTAAAATTGAAATTTAAATTTAAAACCATTATATATTATATTATATTATAAGATGAGTAGTTATTTTGAAGACGATAATATTGAAGAAATTGGAAATAATTCTGATAATGATACTGATAGTAGTAGTTCTGATGCGGAGGAAAACGAAAACGAAGACGACGACAATGAAGAAGTAGGTATAGAAAATGAACCTGATGATGTAGACATGGATGATGATGAAGTCGATGATGAAGTCGATGATGAAGTCGATGATGAAGTCGATGATGAAGTCGATGATGAAGATTTAGACAATGAAAGTGTGGATGAACAATCTGGTGGTGCACCAGACGATGATTTGGAAGAAGGAGAAATAGATGAAGAAGCCGAAAAAGAAGAACAAAAAAATAAAAGAACAAAAAAAATACCAGCAAAAGAAAAAACAAGAACTGTATTTAGAAAACTAGATTATTTAGATGATGAAGACGATAATGACGATGACGATGACGACGAAGATGGTGATGGAGAATTATATTTGCAAAAATTTGAAAAATCTATTAATGAAAATTATATAGTTAATTACCATCCTGAAAGTGTTTTACAAAATTACGATGAAATTTTAACAATGATAAAAGTTATTAGAGATAAAGATGGTATTATTATTGATGATTTACATAAAACAATTCCATTTTTAACAAAATATGAAAAAGCTCGTATTTTAGGACAACGAGCAAAACAAATTAATTCAGGTTCAACTCCTTTTGTAAAAGTTCCTGAAAATGTAATTGATGGTTATGTTATTGCTGAACTAGAATTAAAAGTAAAAAAAATACCATTTATTATTCGCAGACCATTACCAAATGGGGGTAGTGAATATTGGAGCATTAAGGATTTAGAAGATATATCATTTTAGGTAAACGATATAAAAAAATAATTATAAATTATGGTATGATGAATATTAAAACTATAGTATTATCTACTGGGTTATCTTTTTTATTTAGCATTTATTCCGTTTATAATATTGTTAATTTACTAAAAGAAATAACACATTCAAATAAAACAATTATTGATAATAAACAAAAACTAGAAGAAAAAATAGAAGAAATAATTGATAAATATAATAAATTAGAAGATGAAATTAAACATAAAAATGATGAAATAAATAAATTAACAGAAAAATTAGATAATGTTGAAAAACGAATAGAACAAATGTCGCATTCATATTTTGAATTTTCAGTAAATAATATGTATGAAACATCAGAAGAAGAAGAGAAAGATATTTTAACAGAAGAAATACAAATAACAGAATTTAATCATAATGAGCCTCTAGAACCAATAATTAAATTACCTGAAAGAAATACGTTAATAGAACATTTTGATGAACAAAATGAATATAATTGTGTTGTTATAGAAAATATTAATAATGTTACACAATTAAGTGCTTCTTTTTGTTCTAATAGTAATAGTAAAAATAATATTAATTCTAATTTTGAAAAAGACGATATAAGAAGTAGAAGTAGAAGTAATTCATTCACTGATATTATTCGGTCTGGACACGGATTATCAACCAAATTTTTTTTTGGATAATATTATATAGACTTAGACTTAAAGTTAAAGCGTTCTCATTATTATATATATCTTATAATAATGAAAGTAGCATTATGTTTTATTATTAGTTACGAACATATTTTACAAAAAGAACAATTATGGATTGATTGGATTAAACCTAATCAAGATATTATCAATATATATTTTCATTATAAATCTATTTCTATGATTAAATCCCCTTGGATTAAAATGTATACGATGCCCCCAAATTTAATAGCGAAAACATCATATTACGATGTTGTTCCAGCATACATGTCTATTTTATCATATGCGTTTCAGCACGATAAAAATAATGTGTGGTTTTGTTTATTAACTGATTCTTGTATTCCAATTATTAGCCCAGAAAAATTTAGACATTTATTTTTAGACCATTATCAAGCATCTGTTATTAAATGTAAGCCGTCTTATTGGGATATTACTATACATAGACGCGCCAATTTAAGATTACTTACAAAAGAATATTGGTTATCGAATGACCCGTGGTTCACATTATGTAGAGATCATGTACAAAAATGTATATTATTTTTAACCTTGAAAAAAGATGTTTGGCAGACAGTGAATTCTGGTGGTTTGGCAAATGAAAGTATATTTGCAATCATATTACAAACATTTAAAGAACTAACAAATCCAATTAAAACAATTAATGATTCATCAACTATAAGCGACTGGACACGTATGTCTAGTCCTACTAGTCCGAATTGTTTTCGAGAGGCGACTGAGGAAAATATAAATATTATTTGTAACCTACTTAAAGAAAATAAGTATGCAATGTTTTTACGAAAAGTTCATCGAGAATTTCCAGATTCGGCAATTCAAGATATAATAAATATGAATTTTAATCATAAATATGAGGTGCTACATAATCAAGCTAAACAAAAGTATAATGGGACTATATATAAATATATACAACATTTTTATAGTGTAATATTGTTAGTTGGATTATTTTTATTATATGTTTATTATGTAATACAAAAAAATTGATTCGTAATAATATACATATAAATATAAATATATATAAGTACATACATAAAAATGAATCTATGGGATAAGTTTTCTAATTTATTCAAGTCAAACAAAACAACTAGACTTTCATCATATAATTATGATTTATTTTGGAATGCTTGTGAAACTGGTGATTTGGAATATATAAAAAAGGTTATTCATGACAATCCGAATATTGATATTTCAAAAGAAGATCGCACGTTTATTCGTACAGCTTGTGCAGCTGGTCATTTACATATAGTTCAACATTTGCTACTAGTACAACCAAACATTGATATTTCAGCAAATAATGAAGAACTCTTTTTTGTAACTTGTTATTTTGGTCACCTACATATATTACAATATTTGCTTCAAATAAAACCAGATATAAATATATCTATGCGTAATAATTATGTGTTTCGTATTGCTTGTGAAAAAGGACATTTACGAGTGGTTGAATATTTATATAGAATTGACCCAACCATTGATATTTCAGCATATGATGAAGCAGCATTTAAAGTGGCTTGTGCAAATTACCATTTAGACATCGCATTATGGTTTGTCAATCTAAATCCTAATAAATATACATTGGTTTCAAATAGTGAGAATAAAAATATTATTTCTTACAAGATAAATAAAATTTTAAATAAACATAGAGAACCATTATATATAGATAAACAAGAAATAGATACATGTTCAATATGTAAAGAGCAACAATGTAATATCCAAACATATTGCAATCATACTTTTTGTGAATCGTGTTTAACAAGTTGGATTAAAAAAAATAAAACTTGTCCGTATTGTCGGTCTTTATTAGAAAATAAAGAATATTATATCATCAATGCTATATAAGTTTATTTTTTCATTCTAGAACCACAGTCTAAACATGTTATAAAAAGTGTCATTGGTTCATCAGAACTTCTAGTCTGCAAAGCATAATAACTACATTTCTTTGAATAGCATTTTCTACATTTAAACGTATCTGTCATTGCTTCCAAGTTTTGTTCGAATTTATTTTTATCACGAATACTCTTTGCTTTAATTAATTCCTCCCATTTTTCTGGAGCCATTTCCTGATGTGTCATAAATGCAATTTCGTGTGATTTAATTTCTCCATTGATTACTAATTGAACTAGTTTTTCATTTTTTAAATTAATATAAATACTGCGTAAGTGGTCTAAATAAATTTGAACGAAGAATGGATTATCCCATTTTTTAACCACTTTTTTATTCGTGGCTTCTTTTAACGCCCAATTATGAATTCCTTTTTCAAGATTACTTGCGTGTTTTTCTTTATTTTCTGTTTTATCAAAGAATATACATAGTTTTTTTCTAATATTATCTCTAAATAAATCAGGATTTTCAATTATGCGAGTCGTCATTCTTACTTAAATATAATTATCAATTATATTTAAATCATATTCAATTTTATTTTATATATTATATTATTTTTCATCATCGCTATAATCATATTCTTCTTCGGATAATTCTGAACCTATATTTTCTAAAACTAATTCTTCATCTACTTCATCGTTTGTAATATTAGATTCATATCCATCATCGTCGTCATCGTCTGTTTCAGACCCAGTTATTTCTTCTGTATCACTACCATCAACCACAAAACCATCCTTTAAATACCCACCCTTTTTTGTTTTCTTATTCTTTGGAACATTATCTAATTCATCTGTTTCATCGTCATCTTCGACGCAATTGGTCGTTAAATCCTCAAACCCTCCAAATAATTTATCATACATTTTATTCCATAATTCTAGAGAAAGGTTAATATATGTTCGGGTGTTAGAACTATCTCTTATCATACCAACTAACGCACACGAACCAAAAAATAATTTAGTATCTACTGGTGGAGGAAAATCATATTTATTCTCCATATTCGCCTTCCCGTCCAATTTACCATACATTTGAACAATATATTTTTTTCCATCTAACTTTATAGGCCATTCAACTTGCAATATAAAGCCATCTGATTTTTTAAATCCACACTTTTTATATAACTCTTCCACATTATAATCTTTAACATTAAGAGTTTTTAATGACGCACTTTTATCGACAATAACTATTGTTAATGATTGTGGCATATTAATATATTATGTTATAATAAAATAAGTTTAAATTGTTTACAAACAATAATAATATGTTGTAATTCAATCTAAACAAATATCTTACTATATTATGTTTATATGGATTACACAAATTTCTATATTATCAATTATATTTATTTTTTTAATACATCATTTAATACTATTTTTTAAATCAACATTAACCGTTCCAAAAATTAAAGATTTAGTAAATACCCCTAATCAAAAATATCAACATATATATGATACCATTTCACATAATTCATATACGAATTTAGACCTTTTACCAACTGAACCTATTTCAAATGAACCAAATAATATGAAAAATGAATTAAAAACATTCTTAAAAAAACAATTAAATAATGATACCAACAATGATAATAATAATGAATACATAATGGGTATGGAATCATTATCTAATAATACTTTTTCAAATTATCAATAAAAGTGCTTAAAGATAATTTTATATAATATATACATAGAATGAGTTTTTCTGAATTCCATAATAATTCTATATTGAAAACATTTCCAAAGTTTGAACTTTCTTATGAAAATATTACACATAAGAAGGTTCATAATGCTGACATACTATTAGCTATACCAGAAGGTAATAAGGGGTTTGCTTGGTTTACTTGTTATAATAATGAAAATATATGTTTCTTATTAGAAATGGACGAAAAAAATAAAATTAAGAATATAAAACGAATATTGGTTAGTTTTATTGATAGTTTAGCATTAGGAACTATTTTTTATGGTTCACTATTTATATATAATAATATTAGTTGTTTTGCAATAGAAGATATATATTATTATAAAGGGAATAATTATATTTATACACCGTATTCTAATAAATTACATCTATTAAAACAAATTTTTAACACGGAAATTTCACAAAATATACTAAATCATAATTTTACCATTTTTGGGTTGCCTTTGGTTTATATGGATTTTAATTTATTATTAAACGATATACAAAAATTACCTTATAAAATTAGTCAAATTAAATTTCGTTTTTTTGAAAAAAAGAATACTAGAAAGATAATGACAATGAATTATTTTAAACCATCTATAATATCTAAAAATAATATACAAAAGGAAAAACAAACCGCTGTGTTTAAAATAATGGCTGATATTGAGCCTGATATATATAATTTGTTTATTTATAAAAACGGAGTGGATGAATATTATGATATGGCATTTATTCCAGATTTTAAAACAAGTGTAATGATGAATAAGTTATTTAGAAATATTAAAGAAAATGATAACTTAGATACGATAGAAGAAAGTGACAATGAACTTGATTTTGAAGATGTAAGAGAAGATAAATACGTTTATTTAGACAAGTCGTTTAATTTAATATGTGAATATAATTATAAGTTTAAAAGATGGGTTCCTATAAGTTTAGTGGGTGAAAATTAGTTAGAATTTATATAGTAAAATAATATAAAAGTATAATAATGTGTTTTTATTGTGATAGAGCAGTTTATGGAAATCCTCAGACTTGGTGGTATGTAAATTATGTATGTTGGACTTGTCGTGTTCAAAATGGAGCTACACATTCTAAAATAGATAAAGATAAAGATAAGGGTGGTAGAATTTGTTATAGATGTCATAATCAAATGACAGATGTAGGTTTCAAATTTAAAACTCCTAAAAAAAATAATATAAAACAATGGAAAATTTTAGAAAAAACTTGGGAAAATCAATGTAAAACAATAAATGGAGAAAAAATATATGTAGGACCAAAAATAAAAGTTGTACAACAAATATTTTAATAATGATTATGATAATTTAGATTGAAATGTTTTCAATAAAAATGCACAAATAGCTTCCTCTATAATTATCAAATAAAATAAATATATTTATATAATATATGTCACCATATCCAATATCTAATGCACATACACCCTTTAAAGGTATTGATGGGTCTCTAGTAAATATGGATAATTCCCATGTAGGAGGTATTCCATTTGCAAATACCAAAATACCTTACGGACCACATACATTATCTCCTGCTGGTTCAAATATTCAAGGTGCGGCAGGAATTTATCCTTGTTTTAACGGACAATGCGGAGGAAAAATTAACAGAAAAAAAATAAATAAAATATCTAGAAAATATAAGATGAAGGGTTCAAAAAGAACAATAAAAAGACGTATTAGAAGAATTAAGAATCGGGTAAGAAGATCTGTTAGGCGCTCTCATAGAGGGCGAAGTCGAAGTAGAGGGAGAGGTCAAAGCCGAAGTATGAATGGAGGTGCGTTTCAACCTGCTTTAACTGCACCTAATTATCCTGCTGGATATTCGCAATATCAAAATAATAATGGTTCAATTAGTAATACTTATTCTACAGGAGGGGTATTAGGTGCTGGTTCAAGTGCTTTAGCAAATCCAGTACCTTATCAAAAAGTAGCAGGTGATGTAGATAATCTAAACCATAATACATTAAACGCATATGGTAATATTGGTGCTGGTTCAGGATTTGCTAGTAGAGGATGGTTCTAAATTTACTATAATAATTTATCTATATCTATAGTTCAATCTATAGATAAATTATTTCTTTTATAAATATTCATAAACCAAAATGGTATAAATATATTTTATAATATTGGCATTTTTTTGTATCTTTTTGTATCTTTTTGTATCCTTTTGTATCCTTTTAATTTTTAGGTGTTATTATGTATTTACATAATTATTTTCGTTAGACCAATTAAAGTGACAAATTTTATATATAAAAAAATCGGCATTTTTGGCATTTTTTTGTATCCTTTTAATAATTAGGTGTCAATTAGTATTTAAATGTTTATTCTAATTAGACCATTTAAAGAGACAAATTTATCATATACAAATTCGGCATTTTTTTTGTATCCTTTTCAAAAACTTTTTATATAAAAATAAAATTTATTATTTATCGATTATAACCTCTTTAATAACATTACTAATTATTTTATTAATATTTTTATCACATTCTTCTTTGTTTATTCCACTCATTGAGTTACTAACAATCATTAAATATAACCCATTTTTCTTTGAGTCAGCATCTGTACATTCAGGATTTTTATCTCTCCATGTTTTTATTTGTTTAATATTTTCATTAGCAATTCTTTTTATTGCTTTTGTTAGTATTGGTTTATCTCCACTCTCTTTTACCCATTGATTATCATTTTTAATGTATAGAACTTCTCGTTTCTGATCTGCGCAATGAATTGGTCTATCATAATGACTTAAATTTTTTAGTTTGTTTAATATTATACTAGATATACCTTCAATATAACCTTGTCTTCCTGTATTTTCTAAATCATCTAATGATACTTTAATTGAACTAACAAATTCATCTATATTTATTGCATTTTTACATTTTTCATTTAAAAATACGTTTAAATTAAATGTTTTATTATGTGAATTGGTATTTGTAATGGTATTATTTGTACCAGTTTTTATTACCTCTAATATCATATTTTGTTGTTCTAACATTGCATTTTGTGTAGTTGTATTTTGATTTAATATCATATTTTTAATGTCTGTATTTTCTTTCATTAAATATTTCATAATCTCTTTTAGTTCGTAATTATCATTTGATTTTGTTAGTATTTCGTTTTCTTCTATAACAATATCTTTTTTATCATCAAAATTACAAGTTTTAAAATGTTTCCATAATCCAGACCGCGTTTTAAATTTTTTATTACAATTTTCACAGCAAAAATTTAGATTTTGCTCTTTTTGCTCTTTTTGCTCTTTTTGCTCTTTTTGCCCTTTTTTTGTTTCCAAAATGTCATTTTTTGTTTCCTGTAAATGTTTGTATGTTAAAAGATGTCTTTCCCAATTATATTTTTTGTAGCATATAAAGTCACATTTTTCACAATAAAAATCAAGTAGGTAAAATTGGCTCTTTTTTGCCCCAAATTTGTTTCCAAATGTTTCCATAATATATAAACAGATATTTTTTTAAGTTTTAATTTTTTATTTTACAATCACAATTTTAAAATTATTTTTTTTGGATTGTGACGCTAATTTTTAATTATGGTCACAAATGAACTTTTTTGGAAAAGTCATGGCACTTTTCATTTTTGGACATTTTTAAAAATGTCCATTTTTCAAAACCCCCCGGACTTTTATTTTACTTTTTGCAAAAAATAGATATTATCCTTAAAAGAACTTAAAGGCCTTTATATCCCTTTTAACAAATATATTATCTTTACACAAATTAATATATATAAATAAACAACATATAGACAATATAATATGTTGGGGGTAAAAAATAATGAATAAATTGCTTGATTTTAGTAAAGAGTTTCACATAATAATTGTTGAATAATTTTGTAAAACTGGGGTTATTTTTTGTTATCTATAATCTATAACAAAAAAACACTATATAACGCAAATGAATGCAAATATGTTACACTATGTACTAAAATGGTTACAACTGTAACCACCAATTACACTCTACTTATTTATCACAGTCTCCTTCACAATATTTTTTATTATTTTATTATAATTTTTGTTAGTTTCTTCTTCATTTATACCATTCATAGAGTTACTAACAATCCTTAAATACCTATCATTCTGCTTGGAATCGGAATCATTAAACTCTGGATTTTCCTTTGTCCATTCACTAATCTGTCTTATATTTTTACGTGCTACTTGTTTAATCGCATTTGTTAGTATTATCTTTTCATCAGACTCCTTATTCCATTGGTCTTTATCTTTGATATATACTACCTCCCTTTTAGAATCAGAACAATGTATCGGTCTATCACTAACATCCATCTCTTTTAAGCCATTTATGAATATCTTGGAAATACCTTCGGCAAAACCTAGTCTCCCTGTGTCTTCTAATTCTTTGATACCGACTTGTAACTGACTAACAAAATCCATAATATTCATTGCGTTTTTACACGTCTCATTTAAGAAGAAATTAAGATTAAAATTGTTAGTATTATGACTGTTGTTATTATTACCAGCATTCTTAGCAAGTTCTATCATTTGTTTGTTCTGTTCTATCATAAGTTGCTTAAACTCGGAATTTTCTTTTAATAAATATTCAACTAATTGTTGATGTCCATCATTTCCATTTACTGACATTTTTTCATCAATTAATGTATTTAATGATTTACAATTGTGTTTTTTCTTGTGAGCATAAAGGGTGGAAGAATGTTTATATTGTTTACCACAAACACAATTAAAACTTTGAGTATCTGTTTGTGTGGGATTTTGAGCGACTTTATGTTTATTAGTTAATAAATGTTTATTATAATCGCTTAATTTAGAGCATTTATAGTCACAAGAAATACAATAGAATTCCTGGGAGACTTTTTGCGCGATTACTTCTGTAGGATTTTGTAGGATTTTATGCTTGTTAGTTAAAAGATGTTTACTATACTCGCTTAATTTAAAGCATTTATAGTCACATAATTCGCAAGTAAATTTTGGAGAGTTTTTTGGCGATTCGTCAGGTGGCAACATTTCCTATATATATCCTACATAAAAAATCTCCAAATAAAAATCCTCAAAATATTATTTTTTTTTCAGTAACAATTTTTTCATTCTAAAAACTAAAAATAAGAGCATTATGGTCTAAAAGACCTAAAAAAACGATCTTTTTCAAGACTTTTTTCAGGTTTTCAATTTTGGACATTTTTAAAATGTCCATTTTCCAAAACCCCCTGGACTTTTATTTCTACTTTTACATTACTGAAAAATCCTCTATTTTTTTGATAAATATTTTGTTACTATTTATGGTCTTTATATTTAAAAACTTATAATATATAAAATAAAATTGAAATTATATTTTATTTTATTGTATATTGGTATAATACACAATGGGTTGCGACTATTATATTCAAACTGAATTAATAATAAATTATTATGACGATAAATGTGAACTAATCACAGTAATTGCAAATCGTCAAATGGAAAAAGGGTATATATTTTCATTTTGTGGTGAAGATTCTGATGACGATTATGAAACTGCAAATAAAAAGTACGCAGAAGAATTGAATAGAATTATTGATAAAAATACTTATGAAAAAATATTATTTGAAAATAATATATGGGTAAAAAAATCATATGAAAATAAATATTTACCTGAATTAAAAACTAAATGCCCAAATTTAGTTACACTAATAAAAATATATAAAGATGTTACTGCTTGGGAAAGGACATAATAATTTTATTTTTTAAATTTTATTAAACACACCCCTTTTGAAATATTTTTTTCATCATCATCATCGTCGTCGTCGTCGTCCAATTCTAATTCAGAATCAGTATCATTAGTTACACTTTTATCGGATAAATTTCTACTACTTGCTTTACACGAATCCTTTTTAGACGACTCTTTTTTTTTGGTTTTACATTTACTTGGATCATAAGAGATTTTCCAATTTGTTATATCGGGATTATAATTATTACTATCACATTCAATAATACTAAAATTTTGATTTTTATAAAACTGTTTTCTTTTTAACCATTGTCTTTGAAATACTTCATGGTTGTCTTTAATTTCGTAAATAATTGGGTCTGAATAAGCGTGTTTTGCACGAAGAATTCTTCCAACACTTTGAACAACGTCAGTTTTTGGAGTTATTAAAAATTCAGCATTTAAACTAGGTATGTCTAATGCTTCACTAGCCATGGAAAAACTGGCCAATACTATTTGTTTTTTTTCAGATTGTTTTAACTCACATTCTTTCATCCCGCCAACATAATAACCTACAGATGCTATATTTTTACATACTATTTTATTATAAATATAATGTAATACATTTAAATTATGAGATAAAATGAGAGTATGTAGTTGTTCCAAAGGTTTAACGTGTGGATTTTCAATATAATTTTGTTCATATTTTAATCGTTTTTTACAACTTGGGCATTTAGCTGCTTTTGTTTTGCATTTTTTTTGCCCATCCGCATCAACACTAATAACTTCTGGAATTTCAGCATTTCTCTCTTCTTCTTGCATACACGGTAAACAATAATTTACTATATTACAACAACTATTTTTAACCAAATAATTATTATTTTTTAAACATATTTTACAATTTGGATTATTATTATTCATTTCTTTTTTATGAGCTTCTATAATATTTTTATCAACTCCATCCACTTGTATAAAATCGGTTAATACTTTAATAATAAACTCTGTTCTTTTACTATAAGAACATAATTTACTAATCATTGTACTAATTTGTGGATTACCTTTCCAATCCAATACCGTTTCATTAAATTCATCGTCATTTGTTTTAAATGTTATCGCTCTTACTTGAACATTATGTTCATCTTTTCTCTCTACTTTTTCTACAACTTTACCTAAAAACATTTTAAATACTTTTGTAGTTCCGTCTTTACGATTCATTGTAGCACTCAATCCTAACATATATTTTGTAACCATTTTAAAAAGAGCATTTGAAAATGTTTCACTTGATATATGATGAACTTCATCAATAATAGTAAAACCAAAACAATCAAATAATGTAGATGGGTATTCTTTTGAAACTAAACTTTGTAACATACAAATAACAATATCTTTATTATCTATATCAATAATAGGACCTTGAATTTTACCTACTTTAGCAGTTGGTATAAATTGTCCAATTCGTTCAATCCATTGATTCATTAAAAATTCTTTATGAACTATTACTAATGTCTTTTTTTTCAATTGACAGCATATATACAGTGAAGCCGATGTTTTTCCCCACGCGCACGGAAGTTCAAGTAATCCGCCTTCTGTATTTATTTCACTAGATTTAACATAATTTATAAATTTATTAACAACTGGAATTTGGTAATCTCTTAAAGTTCCTGTAAACTCCAAATGAATATCATCTCCATCCGTAATTTTTATGGTTTTCACTTTACCAAGAATTTCCTCACCAAAATAACGCGGAATATATATTTTATTATTGGATTCACGGTAAGCTGGGAATGTTTTTTGAACTTGAACGGGTGAACCAGGAACAAATGGTTTGACCATAAGCATTTCTTTCAAGCCAAGTTGATGTTTAATAGAGAGTTCGGATTTAAGTATAGTGTATCCTTTATTACCTAAATATGTATTTAGATTTTGTGGCCAATCAGTAATTACATTAATCGCCTTGTCTTTTTTTTGATTTTGATTCATATTCAAACTAACAATATTTAGCGTATTATGTTTAGATTGTTTGAAAATATACTTTTGAAAAGTATATTTTTTTAAAAGTATAATATATAAGATGGACTATTTCAGTACTTTATTTGACAAGAAAAATGCGCCACAACTAACATTATCAGTATTATTCGTTATTTATTTAGTAATGGGATACCAAATGCCAGAAGGAGTAGCTACAATGGTAGATTCACCAATGGGAAAAATAGCGGTTGTTTTAGTAGCGTTAATGTTATTTGCATATTCGAACCCAGTTTTAGGTGTATTGGCTTTGTTAGTTGCGTACCAAATGATTAAAAGTGCCTCTGTTAAAACTGGTATGGCTGGATTAGACGAATATTATCCAACTGAACAAAAGAAATGGACACCATTTAGCCCTGCTCATCAGTTTCCTTATACTTTAGAACAAGAGGTTGTAAAACATATGACAACGCAAAAGTTTAATACAGAATATGTAAAGGCTAGTTTTAGACCAACATTAGATGATACACACGATGCGTCATCTTTAATATAAATTATTAATATATTGGAAAAACAACTTAAAGACGGCAAAATATATATTTTGGAAAAACAACTTAAAGACCGCAAAATATATATTTTGGAAAACAACTTAAAGACGGCCGTGAAAATATATATTTTGGAAAACAACTTAAAGACGGAACCGTCTACCTATTTTTTTACCACCTGTTAATACGTCACTTACCGATTCAATAGACCCACCTTTTGTCGGTCTAAATAATTTTAATAACTTATTTATCGCATATAATATTATTATAAATAAGAGTGAACCTAATATTATTTTTACCACTGGACTATTTAGCCAATCTTTAAAAGACATTGTTGAACCACCTGTATCAGTAACTACTTCTGTAGTGTCTTCTGATGAACCAACTGGCTGACAATCTATATAAATATCATTTCCAGCGCTTCCATTACCAGGCCCTTTCTCATTATAAAACAAATTTGGACCAGTTTTTATATCATAGGGGTTACTTTGAATTAACGATTGTAATATTGTTAGTGTTTCTGGCATTATATCTAACGAACCTTGTAACGGTGCAAATACAATATATTCTACAGACGATGAACACGGTTGGTATGGCTCTGTGGCTGAATAAGAAAAAAATGGTTTCCTAGGAACAAACATTGATAAATTAAAATTTGGAATATTTACAGTGGTGGTTTCTCCATCGGAAGGGGCACTATTTGAAACAGTGTCTATTAATGTTTGGAAAAACAAAGAACTAACACTTGTTGTATTATTACTCTTAATAGGAATACAAACTAACAAAGGGTTTGAACCTGTATTAGATGAGTGAATAATTATTAATTCTCCATCTGTTTTTGAATTATTATATGAATGTAATGATGGTATATATAATCTTATTTCTTGAACATCATATCCTGTTGCATTATATAATACTGGTGGTGAAGAAGATTTATCATAAGAAATAGATAAATAATCACCTCTGTTTGTTGCGACACACGAACTGTTATTATAAGTAAAACTATAAGAACATTTTAAATCACACTTACCTGTTAGTTTTGACATACTTATATCTATTGGTGCTGTAGCAGTTGGACAACTCATTTATATTATACTTTTAAAAAAGTATAGCAAAACAAATTAATATACTTGTTTCTTAATTATATATTCTTAGTAAAATAGATTAAAACTTTTTCTTATTATAGAATATGAAATTAACAAAATCTCGTTTGCAAAAAATACTGAATAATACTAACAAACAAACCAGAAAAAAATATAAACATAAATCTAAATTATTAAGTCATAATAATACTGCTAGATATAAAAAACCATTTAATTTACTTAATAAAAGTATTAGAAACTGGTAACTGGTCTAAAATAAATATATTTTACAAAAATGGTAAATATCTAATAGTATCATTTTCATACACAGTTACTTTAAATGCGTCATTATATCCCTCTACATATACAGTATCTCCATCAAAAATCTGGTCAACTCCATAATCATTTAACGCACTTCTTCCTTTGAATGAAATAGGTAGTTTTACATTATTATGTTGGTTTGATATGGTATAATATTGCCATTTATCACGATTAGTAAATAAGGGTCGTCCCATTAAAGGTAATATATTATCTTTTGACGCTCCATTTAAAGGTGTAATTATTCCCATTTGTCGATACGATGTTGATGTAGGGGTTGCACCGATGTTAGTTGATAAATTAATTGGAACAGCACCAGGTGGTATATAGTTTAATTCAGGAACAAAATAACGTTCATCTCTATAAGGAGCCGAATATGGATTTAATAAAACATCATTAGGTAAATTGGTATAAGGCCAACTTGGTAAAAACTTATTAAACCAACCATTAGAATTATTTTCTCGTTTATCATTAATTTTAACAGTATCGTGATCATTTATAGTTATATTTTGTTTTGTATTTGAATAAATAAATAAACCTAATATAAAGATTATAATAAAAAGTAAAAAGAGTGTTATATTTTCAACACAAATAACTCCTGGTGGACACTTTTTCATTAATATATATTTTTATAAAAATATATAAAAAGATATTAGAAAAATATAAATATTGAATTTATTTTAATATTTCATTATTTCATTTTATTTTTTATTTTTCATAGTCGGTGCATTTGCTAAAGATGACATTCCACCCAATGATTTTGTTAAACTTGCCATATCAAACTCTTTTAACATATTTTGTGCTCCTTCTAATACAGGAACCATTTGATTCATTGTGTTAAACAAGTTTTGTTGTTGTTGCATTAATTTTTGTGTATCACCTGTTAGTTGCTTAATTGAATCCGAACCTAATAAAGAATCTAAATTTTGATAGGATTGTTCAATTGTTGCTGCGTAATCTAAACGTGGACCAAAATGTTCCGATGTTTGTCCCTTTTTAGTTTGCTTTCCTCCAAAACCTTCAGGAGCGGGTTCACCATCTCCTTTATTAAGTTCTGGATTATTTATATCTACTTTTGTATTATCATTTATTTTTGTATCGGCTTTTTGAATTGCTTTTTCTTTTACTTCATTTACAGAAGACGAATCTTGAACTATTGGTAAATTTTTGGCTATTTCAGGGTCTTTTGCATCCATATTGTCTAAAGCGGACGCAACTTTAGAAGACGCGTTTGTTGCATTATCCATACCTTCACGCATCATTTTATTAGACATCATAAAATTGGTAGCAACTATAGCAATTAATAAAATAACCGCCATATTTTTACTAAATTGATAAGATAATAAACTAACTAAAGCAAAAAATATTACCGCATTTAATTTGTTAGTTACTAAATAACCTAAAATATTCGTAGATGCTAAAAACACTATAAAATATAAAAAATACTTGTTAGTTAGTAACTTTGAAGCTTCACTTGCAAAATTCATATTATATATATATTGTTTTAAAAAAAATTGATTCAAAAAGAATTAATAATTACAATAAAATAGAATAAAATGGATACAGAATTAGAATATAACCCAATAAAAAAACATTATTTAATGCTATGTGAATTAGATTTTCCTTTAATTCATGGCGAATGTGATAATAGTATTGGAACACATTATTTAGTATATGATACATTTAAATCTTTGACTATGCCTATTATTGAAACAGCAATATTTTTGAATAACAAATATAATACATTATCTAGACATAGGATTTTCTTTAGTAGTCATCCTTATAAACATCCTATAATTAGAAATTATCGTTCAATTATATCAAGAAAAAATTATATTAAACCTGAAATTGGGGAGTATATTATTCTTCCTACACAAGAAGCGGTAGCTATTTTAAAGACATTTTGGTTAAGAATTGTTCAAAGAAAATGGAAAAAAGTATTTTTAGAACAACAAGATATTATAAAAATGCGTTCATATCCTTCATCATTATATTATAGAGAAATTTATGGTAAATGGCCTGAATCGTGTGCATATTTTCCTCAATTAAAAGGAATGCTAAATAATATTTTATAGATAATTATATTATATACTAACATTTTTCGTTTTACGTTTTTTTCTAGTTGATTTATCAGTTGATTTAGAAGTAGAATTAGAAGATGATATTATAGAACTAGCTTTGTCTAAATCTTTACTGGTATTATATATATAACCGCCTTTTTGACCGAATTTACGGGAATTTCCAAGTTTACGAGTCCCAAGTTTACGAGTCCCAAGTTTACGAGTCCCAAGTTTACGAGTCCCAAGTTTACGAGTCCCAAGTTTACGAGTTTTACCATGTCTTTTTCTCATAGTTTTCCTTCTTATATAGTTATTATATTTTCCTCCTTTTAATAAAGAAATATTCCCCGAATTAGTATTTAAAATAGTTTGTAATGCACTTTTAATATTATTAATAGCTTCTTGGTCATTCTTATCAATTGCATTTCTAATATTTCTTTGAATTATATCAATTGCATTTTGATTGGATGTTCCACGTAAAGATGCGTAAAAACTGTCTTTTTTTCTCTGATCCGCATTTATAAAATTATTATATAAAGCTTCAACTCCTGAACTACTTTGTGGTTCTGGTTCTTCTTGACTAGGATTATTAATCATATCAACAATTGAAGCAATATTAGCAGTAACTTCCTTAATTTGTTCAGCAACATCTCCATTATCTAGGTCACCAAGTTCATCCGCAATAGTGTCGATTAATTGAATTTGATTTACTAACGCACTATTTAATTGACCGATTTTTTGAATAATAGAGTCAATTTGTGTTTGAGCCGAAAGTAATTTTTTTTCCGCTTCTTGTTTTTGCTTATCTAAATCTCTAACTTGTTGATCTAATTCTTGAATTGCTTTGTCTTTTTGTTTTCCAGAATTAGTTAAATTAGTTATTTGTTGATTCTTTTCATCAATTTGCTTATTTATATCATTGATATTTTGTTGTAATTGTTGTAAATTTTGATTCGCTTCATTTAGTTTTCCTTTTGTTAGGTCTAATTCTTCTGTTTTTTGTTGTAAAGTTACTTGGTTATCTTGTAATTGTTTACGAAGTTGAGGCAATGCCTTTAAATTATTATTAACTTTTAATTCATTCAATTGACTTACCACCATTTTTAATTTTTCGATAATTTGAGATTTATATTGTCTCACTTTTGTTTTACCTGCTTCTACTTTGTCTGTAATTGTATTAATTGTTTTACCAAGACCAGCTAACGCTTGATTTAACGGATTATCTTCTATATTTGTCTGATCTGCCATTTATATAATATTATTTTATTTTTTATAATCTTATTATAAAATTATCGCACTAATTCATCTAATTCAACTTTTACATTTGCTATTTCTTTAATAATATCCTTTTGGTCGTGTTTTGCTATTCTTAATTGGTCGTCTACTAAATTTTCGGTAGTAATTAGATCATCCATATATTCCTTAAGTAAAACAAGAGCATTATATTGTTTTTGTTTTTCTCCAACTATATAATCATAATATTTTATATAATCATCCTTTACTTCATCAAGATAATCATTTAATAGTTGTTTTTTATCTAATTCTTTTTTCTTTTTAACTAACAAATTCTTTTTACCTATTATTTCACGTTCAATTTGTTTTAATTGTAAATCCCTTTCCGATAATAATTGGCTCATTTTTAAAATAAGTAGTTATAAAAATTTTTTAATTATATATAAAAAAAATTTAAAATATACCATATATTATATTTAGAATGTCAAAACATATTTTAGAGCCACTATTAACCCTAGACGATAATAGATTTGTAATGTTTCCAATACAACACCAAGATATATGGGAAATGTATCAAAAACAAGTAGATTGTTTTTGGAGGCCAGAAGAAATAGATTTATCAAAAGATTTAACACATTGGGAAGGTCTCAATAAAGACGAGCAAATGTTTATATCAATGATATTGGCTTTTTTTGCCGCGTCCGATGGAATTGTGTTGGAAAATTTGGCTCAACGTTTTATGAGCGATGTACAAGTATCGGAAGCCAGAGCATTTTACGGATTTCAAATTGCAATGGAAAATATTCATAGTCACACATATAGTAATTTAATTGATACATATATAAAGGATAAGGGAGAAAAGACAAAATTATTTAATGCAATTACAAATTTTCCATGTATTAAAAAGAAATCAGATTGGGCGCAAAAATGGATACACGATAATCGTTCGAGTTTTGCAACGCGGTTAGTTGCATTTGCGTGTGTTGAAGGTATCTTTTTTTCAGGCGCGTTTTGTAGTATTTTTTGGTTAAAGAAACGTGGACTAATGCCTGGATTAACATTTAGTAATGAACTTATTTCACGTGATGAAGCACTGCATTGTGAATTTGCAGTATTGCTGTATTCAAAATTAATTAAAAAGATTGACAAGTCTAGAATTAATGAAATTATTAAAGAAGCAGTTGAGATTGAGACGGAATTTATTTGTGAAGCATTACCGTGCCGTTTAATTGGAATGAATAGTCAAATGATGACCCAATATATTCAATTTGTAGCAGACAGGTTATTAGTTCAACTTGGTTATAAAAAGATATATAATACTGCTAATCCGTGTGATTTTATGGAATTGATTAGTTTAGAATCTAAAACCAATTTTTTTGAGAAAAAGTCTGATGCATATGCTCTTGCAAATAAGAGACAATCTAATAACGATTTTGATTTTACAGAAGATTTTTAGAATATATATAATATATTAATGAAATAATATATTAAAAGTAATTTAATATATTATCTATTTAGATGATTTCGTGTAAATTAGCAGGAGGTTTAGGTAATCAATTATTTCAAATTTTTACAACAATAGCATATGCATTACAATTTTCAAAACCTTTTTTCTTTTTAAATAACTATCAATTAGGAGATGGTTCCAATGGTACAACAATTAGATATACATATTGGGATACTTTTTTAACAAGTTTAAAACCATTTTTAAAAGAGTTGAATACTATTCCACCATTACTATTTATAAAAGAAAATAGTTTTAATTATAAAAAGTTACCTAAAACTATTGAGAATAATAAAGGTACATTGTTAGTTGGTTACTTTCAAAGTCCAAAATATTTTGAAAAATATAAAGAAGCGGTTTATAAACTATTGAAAATAGATCTAAAAAAACAAGTTGTAAAAAAAAAATCACAAATACAATTTGATAATAAACATTGTTTTATTTCAATGCATTTTAGATTTGGAGATTATAAAAAATATCAGAATATTTATACCATTTTAAAAGAACAATATTATATTAACGCAATACAACGTATTTTAAAGGAAATAAACTGGAAACCTGAATTATTAACTATTTTATATTTTTGCGAAAATGACGATATAACAGATGTAACAAATATAATAAACAATTTATATTTAATATTTCCATATATACACTTTGAAAGAGCTAATCCATTATTAGAAGATTGGGAACAAATGGTATTAATGAGTTTATGTAATCATAATATAATTGCAAACAGCACATTTAGTTGGTGGGGTGCATATTTAAATAACAACCCAGAAAAAATAATATGTTATCCAGAACAATGGTTTACTAATATAAGTACCAAAGACACAACAGACCTATTTCCAGAAGATTGGATAAAAATATCTTTGTTAACTAACAAAACAATAAATAACAATAAATAACAATAAATACTTAATAATACTTAAATATATATATAAATTAAATATTATGCTAACAGAACACGCGGATTGTATTTTACTTATATTTAATTGTAAAAAATATAAACATAAAGCGTTAAAACAAAAGGAAACATGGTTAAATCACTTTACTCTAATGCCTTATTTTCATGTTATTGGTGAACCTGACCTCGATACAGAATATATGTTTGATTTAAACGATAGAACTTTATATGTAAAAGTAAATGATGATTATAACTCATTACCTAAAAAAGTGATTGCAGCGTATAATGCGATTAATAATGCATATATATTTAAATATATTTTTAAAACAGATGATGATCAGCAATTATCTAGCATACGTTTTTTAGAAACAATCAAAAGTATTTTATTAAATAGGCTTCCAAAAATACATTATGGTGGCTTTATCATACATATTAATGAACCATATTTAAGTGAGTATTATAAAATACATCCAGAATTGCCTAAAAATCTGCCTATTATGCAAACACAATATTGTGGTGGGCGTTTTTATATATTATCGGATTTAGCAGTTCAACAGTTAATACATAAAAGAATAGATATAGAAAAAGAATATTTAGAAGATTACGCGATTGGATTACATTTACATCCTACTCTTAAACATAATATGTTAAATATACAAACACATTTATATTTTACAGATTTAACATGAAGAAAATCGTCTTATAATCTCATTTTTCTCATTGCCATTGAATTCATAAAGGCGGTTTTATCCAAATCCTGCATATGTTTTTCAAAATTAGTAACACGTTTTTCAATATCACTATATCCTTCTTGTTGAACAACCGTAGGAGGTATTATTAAATACCAATTATGGACGGATTGTAAAATAAACCAATATTTATCAATCGCAAACAGATTACGCTGAAATGGGTTATTCAGTAATTGTGTTAATCCCATTTTTACATTTTGTAATAATATTTTTATATAATGTCCGTTTACAAGATATCCAGTGGTTGTTTGACATCGTGATACTTTTATACAAGTGTCATCTATATTTTGATATGGAGGAATATTATTACCAGCAAATAAAATTACATCCCAACTATTATTATGTAATTTAAAGAAATTGTTTATTTGATTTATAAATAAGGTTGGATTTAAAAAGGTAATATCATCTTCAACAATTAATATATGGTCTAAATTATGTTTAACTGCGTCTTGTAGTAATTTTAAATGACTCATACTACATCCAATTGCACCATTATCCATTTTAATAGCATTAAATCTTTGACCAATTAAACCAATTTTAAGTAATTCAGTTTCAACGTGTTCTTTACGATCAGTTCTATGTTCCAAATTAATATAAAATATATTTGTAATATCGTTAATACTATTTATAGACATTATTAACTATCTATGATTTATATTTTTATATTTTTATATAATTTATAAATTATATTATTTATAAATTATATTTTATAATTTATAAACTATGGGTATAAAGTAATTATTGCGTTCCTTTACGTGAAGAGCTTTTACGAGGAGTTGCTGTATTACGCATTAAAGACGTGGATGATTTACTTTTTGATTTTTTTGTTTTTGAAGATGAATACATATTTATATTATCAGTTTTTGGTGACGATGTATGTATATTAGTTACCGACTTTGGAGATGATTTGCTTCTTCTAGTAGCTGACTTTGGTGGCGATGATTTGCTTCTTCTAGTAGCGGAAGCTGACTTTCGTGGCGATGATTTGCTCTTTTTACTGGCTGATTTTATTTTAACGTCTTCTTTTCCCATATAATATCCTTCATCTCTCTCTCTAGATAATTCACGGGAAACTTCGTATTGGCTGTCCATTTCAGAACTATAATTAGAGTGTTTAGGGCAATTCCCTTTACCAATAAAAAACCAATACCCATAATCTTCCCATTCGTCTAATGTTGATTCTATATTTTTAAAAAAAGTTTGCTTACTCATACTTATATATCCACGATTAGTTATAAAATTACGCCATAAATGTTTATTAGATTTTACACTTAATATTTCACGATTTAACACATCTTTAAAATCAATCGCATCAAAATTTTCCAAAGTTCCATTTAAAATATCTCTATACATTTGTATCATAGCCATTTGTCTATCTTTCTTATCATCAGGAATATCGATATCAAAATAATTCATTAATGAATACGATTGACATAATGTATCATTTTTATTTTTATATATATCTTGGTATCCATCATCTACACTACATAACACACGCCCATCCTCTCTGTCCTTTACTGTATGATGAAATGAAAAATCAAAATCCGCTCCAGTATTTTCAACTTCAAATTTATATGTTGTAGGATATTCTTCTTCAATAATTTGTCTTACTGTAGCATCACCAAATATTTGATTAATATATGTATAATGCCGTTTTGAAAAAGTATCTAATTTTTCCTTTGTGCAATTAGAGTTCATATATTATATTGATAAAAAAACAAAAAACAATATAATTACAATATAATTATTTTTATAAAAAATGGTTAATGATATACCCCTCCTAAACGTATATTTGCGGAAGCAGTAGCCTTGGGTTTAGCACCAATAATTCTACTATACGCAGGTGAATACTTATTAATATTTTTAGGTATCATTGATGTATTTAAAAGTCTCATATATTCGTTATATTTTTGTATTTGTAATAATTGCTGTTGCTGTAGGTGTTGTTTTGGTTCTGAAATAGACGGAGGCAATACTTCTTTAGTAGGATCAGTTGAATTTTCATAACTGTATTGGATAATTTCATTCGCTGCATTTTCCCCATATTTTTGTATCATTTCTTTTTTCTTTTCTGAAGTAGGATAAAACGGAATATTTGTCCAGTCATTTGTAAGAGTTTCTATTTTGTTAGTTCCAATCTTATCTGGATGTATTATTTTACGTTTTGGTTCTCTCAAATCATATTTATTATATTGATCGCTTTCAAATAATACGCCAGTCATAAATGTTTGTATATTTATTATAAATAACTTATCAAATAATATTACATGAATATTATCAACTGGATTGGCGGACTCACCATCAATTGTATAACTTAATTTATGAATTGTTTTTAATCCATCAATACCATCATCGTGTTGAGCTCTCCAAGGGTCTTTTCGATTAATTATGCGTGTAACCCCATCAAAAAGTTGCAAAATATTAGGATTTCCAATAGGAAAAAAATGACTTCTATCAATGGTTAGACCAATTTTTTCACATCTTTTTTGTAACACATTATCTTCCATTCCCCATCCCCAAAAATTAGGATATCCATTGGTCGCTTCAAAATCGGCACCTGTAATTGAAACTATACCTCCTAAAGCATAATTAAAGCCATAAAAATGTTTCACTATTCCTGGAACCGTTTCATAGTCAAATAAATTTGTAAATGGTATTGTATCTACATCATTAAATACAAAAGTGATTTTTTTATATTCATTTGGATACTTATTTTTTATTGCTAAAAACCCTATATTTTTTGTCCCTCCTCTGTTAAATGTTCGAACATCACATTGATGAGAAAAATATATTTCATAATCATCTCTGTCTTTTAATATGGATGTCATATAAGTTGAAAAAAAGAATTTATGTTGGGGTCTATTTCTATAAGGAACAATAAATACTATCTTAGGAGCACTAGTCATTATATGTATACTATGGTATTTTTATATGAATATTATTACGAATATATTATTTTTAGTCAATATATGTAATATTATTTTATATTTATTTATAGTTATATTATATGAAAACCAAAAAATATTTACGTCTAAAAAATAAAAATCCAATTAAAAATAACCACGTTTATCAAAAGAAAAAGGGAGGAGAGGGTAATAACAATGCTGAATATAACGCTATACAAATAAGACAAATAAAAGAACAACTTGAAAGAATTGGATTTGAAGAAGATACTCCCAGATTTAATGCGTTATTAGAACGTTTACAACAAAATTTTAGAGATTTTATAGAAAATGGACATCATCAAAATGATTTAGATGAACAAGAGTCTTATTTTTCACAAACAATAGATCAATTAAAAACTTTTAAAAGTTCAAAAAAAAAACCATTTATAATGTCAATAAGAATGAGGGATGTATATAATGAAGACGATGACGATGATTATGACGATGATAGTGACGATGAAAATAATGGTCCGCATCGTGGTGGGGAGCAAAGACAACCTAATCAATTTAGCGATGAACAAATACTAGAAATTAAAAATCAACTTAAGAGAATTGGATTTGAAGAAAATGGTTCTAGAGTAAATATAAATACAATAATAAATTTCTTGAATCGAGATTATATAAACTATATAAATGATGAAGAAATTCAAGATGATGATATAGAAAGTCGTGAACAATATTTTACAAGTTTAATTGAACATATGCGCAGGTTTCGAAGTTCAAAAAAAGAAGACCTTGAAAATTGGGCAAGGATAGGACAACAGGGAGGATATCAAGACAGAAAAAGAAAGACAAGAAAAAGAAAGACAAGAAAAAAATATTAGTATAATTAAGATGATGTAGTTACATTTGTAATGGGACAGTATTTATTTAATACTACGGAAGGGACTAATTCTGTTGTATGTTTTTCTAGTTTTTTAAAACATTTATTAATTGTAACCTCTGAAACTTCACTCACATTTCTAACATCTAGTTTAGAAATATTTAATTTACAAATTTGTGCTATAAAATAGATTATTCCAGCAGAAATTGCATTCGGGGTATTCTCAAGCATCATATTTTTTTTACTAATTTGAATAGCAATAAATGTACATAATTTAGTTAATTCTGTATTCATATTTAACTTACTACAATATCTTTCAATAAAATCTACGGGCTTAGTTTTACAAAATAGCGTCTTATCTTTATTATCCATATCCTTTTCTAATTTATTAATAATAGTTTGAGCATTTTTACATCCTTGCGTTGCACTTGTAATGTCTAAATGGAATATTGATGATAATTCTTTAGATGTCCTAGGATAATTATTAATTCTACACGATATATAAATAGAAGCTGCAATTAATCCATCTTTATTAACTCCTCTAAAAGTCTGTTCGTACTCGGTAATTTTTTTATGATATCGAATTGCATCATCAATTATTTTTTTTGATATCCCAGCATTATTAGCATAAAGTGTAATAAGTTGAAAATCATCATATTGTGATTTTTCTTTATATGGCATAGATTGCCATTCTGTATATCTTCGTATCTTTCTCATTTCATAAGATGATTTACCAATACATAATACTTTACAACCAAATGCTGATTCTTCTAATAGTGGATTAATAGGCATTCCACATCTAGTTGGGTCGGAATTATGACTGTCGTCAGCACCATAATATCTCCATTCTGGAGTTTGATCTAATACATCTTTATAAATAATACCACACTTATTGTTTGTACATATTAAAAACCCCTCGTCAGAAAATGATAATGAATATTGACATCTTTCACACGTTTCTCTATCTTTTATAGTTCTATATAAACATTCTAACGGGTCTTTTTGTTTATCTGGATTAATAACTTCTGTATCAAAAATATTCCAAAGTTTTGTCTTGTCAATATGATTATTATTTTTATTTTTTTTTGTTTTTTTAGATATTTCGTTGTGTGTCATAATAATTAATTAAATATTATGATATATTATTTTTAAATCAATTTTTTTATTATTCTTCATAATCATCAAATTCTTCAATACCCCATCCAGAAAAATATTTCATATTCTTTGGATGGAATCGGTTTTGAATGATTTCTTTATTGATGGGCCATCTATGTTCAGCGATTTTTTTATAATCATATGTAAAGATGGATGGATTTGTTGATAACCAAGACCACTTAATTTTGTCTGGATTTTGTTCGAGTAAATGAATCGCTGCAGGATTTTTTGATAAACCACACCAATCAATTTTGTCTGGGTTTTGTTCTAGCGCTTCACTTATTAAATGAATTGCTGCTGGATTTTCTGATAATATTTTCCAATTAATTTTGTCTTTATTTTGTTCTAAAAGATGAATTGCTTTAGGATTTCCTGATAACCAAGTCCAATCAATTTTGTCTTGGTTTTGTTCTAGCGCTTCGCTTATTAAATGAATAGCTGCTGGATTTCTTGATAAATATACCCAATCAATTTTGTCTGGGTTTTGTTCAATCGCTTCGCTTATTAAATGAATAGCTGCTGGATTTTCTGATAATATTTTCCAATCAATTTTGTCTTTATTTTGTTCTAAAAGATGAATTGCTTTAGGATTTCCTGATAACCAAGTCCAATAAATTTTGTCTTGATTTTGTTCCAATATATGAATGGCTGCTGGATTTCTTGATAACTCATTCCAATTAATTTTGTCTGGATTTTGTTCTAGAAGATGAATCGCTGCTGGATTTGCTGATAAATAATTCCAATGAATTTTGTTTGGTTTTTGTTCTAGCGCTTCGCTTAATAAATGAATTGCAGCCGAATTTTTTGATAAACCCCACCAATTAAGTTTCTCCAAAGGAATCCAATCTCGAAATTTATAATAATGCGACATCGTTATTATGATTATTATTGTTATGATAATGTTTTAAATACAGTAAAAAATAAACGAATTCAATTTTTTTATTATTCTTCATAATCATCAAATTCTTCAATTCCCCATCCAGAAAAATATTTCATATTCTTTGGATGGAATCGGTTTTGAATAATTTCTTTATTGATGGGCCATCTATGTTCAGCGATTTTTTTATAATCATAAGTAAATATGGCTGGATTTTGTGATAACCAAGGCCAATAAATTTTGTCTTGATTTTGTTCGAGTAGATGAATGGCTGCTGGATTTTTTGATAACCAATCCCAATCAATTTTGTCTGGATTTTGTTCTAACGCTTTGCTTATTAAATGAATGGCTGCTGGATTTTGTGATAACCATTCCCAATCAATTTTGTCAGGGTTTTGTTTGAGTAGATGAATTGCTGCTGGATTTTCTGATAACTGGGTCCAATTAATTTTGTCTGGGTTCTGTTCCAAAATATGAATGGCTGCTGGATTTTTTGATAACCAATACCAATCAATTTTGTCTGGTTTTTGTTCCAAAAGATGAATGGCTTTAGGATTTCCTGATAACAAAGCCCAAGTAATTTTGTATGGAGTTTGTTCCAACGCTTTGCTTATTAAATGAATTGCTGCTGGATTAGATGATAACCATTGCCAATTAATTTTGTCTGGGTTTTGTTCTAACATGTGAATTGCTCCTGGATTTGCTGATAAAAAATTCCAATTAATTTTGTCTGGATGTTGTTCTAACATATGAATTGCTTTAGGATTTTTTAATAAATAATACCAATTAAGTTTCTCAAAGGGTATCCAATCTAATAATTTATAATAATGTTGCATACTCATAGTCATTGTCGTTATGAATTATAATGTTTTAAATACAGTAAAAAATAAAATCAATTCAATTTTTTATTATTCTTCGTAATCATCAAATTCTTCAATACCCCATCCAGAAAAGTATTTCATATTCTTTGGATGGAATCGGTTTTGAATAATTTCTTTATTGATAGGCCATCTGTATTCGGCAATTTTTTTATAATCATATGTGAAGATTGCTTCATTTTGGGATAAATTAGTCCAATAAATTTTGTCTGGATGCTGTTCCAATAAATGAATTGCTTTAGGATTAAGTGATAACCAATACCAATGAATTTTGTCTGTATTTTGTTCGAGTAAATGTATGGCCGCTGGATTTTTTGATAAACATTGCCATACAATTTTGTCTGGATTTTGTTCCAAAATATGAATGGCTTCTGGATTTTGTGATAACCAATTCCAATTAATTTTGTCTGGATTTTGTTCTAACGCTTCGCTTATTAGATGAATGGTTGCTGGATTATATGATAAACAATCCCAATTAATTTTGTCTGGATTTTGTTCCAACGCTTTGCTTATTAAATGAATAGCTGCTGGATTTAATGATATACTCCACCAATCAATTTTGTCTGGGTTTTGTTCTAAAATGTGAATGGCTTCTGGATTTTGGGATAACTCAAACCAATCAATTTTGTCTGGATGTTGTTCTAATAGATGAATGGCTCCTGGATTGTATGATAAATTATTCCAATTAAGTTTTTCAAAGGGTATCCAATCTAATAATTTATAATAATGTTGCATTGTTATTATTATGTGTTAAATACAGTAAAAAATAAAATCAATTCAATTTTTTTTTATTCTTCATAATCATCAAATTCTTCAATACCCCATCCAGAAAAGTATTTCATATTCTTTGGATGGAAACGGTTTTGAATAATCACTTTATTGATAGGCCATCGTTTTTCTGCTATATATTTATAATCATATGTGAAGATTGATGGATTTTTTGATAAATTATACCAACAAATTTTGTCTGGATTTTGTTCGAGTAAATGAATGGCTGCTGGATTGCTTGATAAATATTCCCAATCAATTTGGTCTTGGTTTTGTTCTAGTAAATGAATGGCTGTTGGATTGTATGATAACCAATACCAATTAATTTTGTCTAGGTTTTGTTCCAAAAGATGAATAGCTGCTGGATTTGCTGATAACCATTTCCAAACAATTTTGTCTGGATTTTGTTCTAATATATGAATCGCTGCTGGATTTAGTGATAACTGAAAACAATCAATTTTGTCTAGATTTTGTTCCAAAAGATGAATGGCTGCTGGGTTGCTTGATAAATATTTCCAAGCAATTTTGTCTGGATTTTGTTCTAGTAAAGAAATGGCTGCTGGATTTCTTGATAAAGATGCCCAATTTATTTTGTCTAGATTTTGTTCTAATAGATGAATCGCTGCTGGATTTTCTGATAAACAAGGCCAACAAATTTTTTTTGGATTTTGTTCTAAAATATGAATGGCTGCTGGATTCAATGATAACCAAACCCAATGAATTTTGTCTGGGTTCTGATCCAACAAATGAATGGCTGCTGGATTCAATGATAAATTATTCCAACTAATTTTGTCTGTATTTTGTTCTAAAATGTGAATGGCTGCTGGATTTTCCGATAAACACCACCAAATGAGTTTTTCCAAAGGAATCCAATCTAATAATTTATAATAATACGACATTGTCGTTATGAATTATATGTTTTAAATACATTAAAAAATAAAATCAATTCAATTTTTTATTATTCTTCATAATCATCAAATTCTTCAATACCCCATCCAGAAAAGTATTTCATATTCTTTGGATGGAAACGGTTTTGAATAATCACTTTATTGATAGGCCATCTGTGTTCTGCAATTTTTTTATAATCATATGTAAAGATTGCTGGATTTGTTGATAACCACCCCCAAACTATTTTGTCTGGATTTTGTTCTAGTAGATGAATTGCTGCTGGATTAGTTGATAACTGAGACCAATCAATTTTGTCTGGGTTTTGTTCCAGAAGATGAATCGCTTTAGGATTTTCTGATAACATTTCCCAATCAATTTTGTCTGGGTTTTGTTCTAACGCTTCGCTTATTAAATGAATTGCTTTAGGATTCCTTGATAACCAATTCCAATAAATTTTATCTGGATTTTGTTCTAGAAGCTGAATAGCTGCTGGATTTTCTGATAACCAAGACCAATCAATTTTGTCTGGGTTTTGTTCTAAAATATGAATTGCCGCTGGATTTTCTGATAACGAAATCCAATCAATTTTGTCTGGATTTTGTTCTAAAATATGAATTGCCGCTGGATTTACGGATAACGTAATCCAATCAATTTTGTCTGGGTTTTGTTCTAGCGCTTCGCTTATTAAATGAATTGCCGCTGGATTTTCTGATAAATTAAACCAATCAATTTTGTCTGGGTTTTGTTCCAAAATATGAATTGCTTTAGGATTTAGTGATAACCTATCCCAATCAATTTTGTCTGGATTTTGTTCTAGCGCTTCGCTTATTAGATGAATTGCTGCTGGATTCTCTGATAAAAATGGCCAAATAAGTTTCTCTAAAGGAATCCAATCTAATAATTTATAATAATATTGCATTGTTGTTAGTTTTGTTATTTTTATACATTTAAATACTTTTAAATATATAATATATGGGAAATCAAACTTCTACAATTAATAAAGAACAACAAAATAATGAATTAAAACCAAAATCCATTTCTCAAATTCTTGACTATGTAGCTACTTATTATATTCTAACAATGGATTTTAAAAGCTTAAGAAAACTATATGAAAAAGAATATTGTGATAAATTGGTTATTTTAACGTCTGATATTGTCCAGCGATATTTTACGGATATGGAAATTACCTATTTAGCTCAGCGCATCAAAAATGGTGTAGAAGTAAATGAAATTGATAAAGATAAAGTTATATTTTTTGATAAAGATGAATTAAGCAAGTTAGATATTCAAAATTCTATTAAAAAAAAACGTATATGTTTAGGAATTGCAAAATTTTATATTAAAATAGCGCATATATTTGCTGCAATAGTTACCACTATTAATCCAGTATATGTTTATAAAGATAAAGAAGGAAATACTATAAGAGCATCATTAAATGAAAAAGGTAAAATACCAGCAAACACACCTAGAGATATATATAAATTAAATATTTGCGATAATCGTATCAATTCTTTACAAAATAAACAATCGTTAGAACCAGATGCAAATGGAGATATTTTAGTTGGTCCAAAAATATGTAATATAAATATTGGAGATAATGGGTTAAATAAAAGTTTGAACGACGAACCAGGAATTCCAGAGTTAATGGAACTGTATTATGATGATAATTACGATTATAAAACTGGAAAATTTACAGGAATGTCGGAAAATACTAAAAAAATATTTCAGGCAGATTTAAAAATTTTTTATAATATATTTACAGGTAATAATGATATGCCTTCTGATATAACTAAATTTAGTGATATTAAATTAAGAGATTATCATAGAATGGAAAAATGTCAAGGAAAAGAACCATTGTTTAATAAAAAAGTAAAAGGGCCTTTAACTAACAAATTGTTTAATAATTACGCTGAAAATTTAAAAAAAATGATTCAAACTACTAATCAAAATCAAGAAGCATTATTAACTATAATAAATCAATTATTTGTATATACAATTGATCCTCAAACTAACAAAAAACAAATTCGTGTGAATCCATCATTAACTGAAGAACAATTAAATAAAATTGTTGTTGAAACGAGATCATTAATAATTAAATTATATTTATCGTGTGAAATAGATTATGTAAATGGTCTAAAAATATACGAAGCAATAGTAGAACAAAAAATATTAGAAACTGCTCAAAATCAAATACAAAATTTAGAAAAATTATCGAATGAAATAATAATAGAAGAAAATATTCCTGTTCCTGTTCCAGCGGAAGTACAAGAAATGAAAGAAAATAAATAAATAATGTTATTATATTGTTATAATATATAATGACAAATACAAATAGTTCTTTATATAACGGTCAAAATTTAGTTTTTACTGGTAATAAAAATCCTTATGGGCTTATTCAAAGTGCTGGAAAAAGAAAGACCCGAAAAAGAAGGATTTGGAAAAATAGAAAATTAAGGGGTATGAAAAAAACAAGGAATTATAGAAAATAAAATTCTGTATATGCATATAAGAAGTCATAGCCATACTAAAAATTGTATTTGTTGCGTCATCAAAGAATCATAATGTCATAAAAAAAGTATAAATCTAATAAAATAATTGTCTTGTTGACCTAATAGAGCCTCCTGTTGAACCAAAAACGGACATATACTTTTTTGCTCTACACGTTTTCATTTTACACTTTATTTGGGTTGCGTTTTTAACATATATACGCCTCTTTTTAGTCATTTATATTATTACTAAATAATATAAATTAGTTATCTAAGTAAATATGTCAATGAAATTTAAATACGTCCAGCCGCGGCGGCCTTGGAAGCAGCGAGGGAGGCAGAACGACCAGCGGCAGCCGCCTTAGACGCAGCCTTGGAAGCCGCCTTGGAAGCAGTTGCAGCACGACCAGCAGAAGCGGAACGAGCGGCGGCCGCAGCACGACTAGCAGCCTTTGCAGCAGAAGCCGCAGCGGACTTAGCTTGAGAAGCAGCTGCAGCGGCACCACGAGCAGCAGCGCGTTTCATTGTACGCGCGGCACCACGAGCACGACGAGCGGCGGCAGATCTAGATTTACGGGAAGAACGAGAACGGGAAGCCATTTTATATATTATCCTTAGAAAAAAATAAAATTTATGTTAAATATTTTCCTAAATAATTCTATTTTACCAAATAGTATCTGTGGATGGCCAATACATTTTATCTTTTTTTTGAATATTATAAAGACTCCTAAATAATTCTAAACGAGCTAATGGACAATTGGTTCTATATTTATCCATAGGATGTGGATTCGTTTTTAATTGTGCCTTGACGGCTTCATCAAATATTTTTTGACGCGCTTGAATCGCTAAATAAACAAAGAACGCGTTAAAAGAAAGTGCACGAATTGGTACAATATCATCATTTTTATCTTGAAAATCCCTTAAATATTCTTCACAAATTGCTAACCCTGATATATCTGCTAAATTTTCTCCTGTGCTTAAACTTGCGTCCATTTTTATTCCATCATAACCAGCAAATTGTTCATATTGTTTAATTACATTATTCACCTTTAAATTAAATTTTTTTCGATCGTGTTTTGTCCACCAATTATGTAAATTACCTTTTTCATCATATTTACTTCCTAAATCATCTAAACAATGAGACATTTCGTGTCCTAATGTATATCCAATATGTGCTAAATTATATTCAATTCCTCTTTCTTCTAAATCAATAAATGGTTTCTGTAAATAAGCCAAAGGAACATAAATAGAATTTTCGGTGGGGGTATAATACGCATTTACTATATAGGACTGCTTTCCTATAATCTTAAACTCTTCCCAATCAATCATAGGTATATCTATTTCTGACGATTTTCCATCTAATGCAATCATTTTATTTGTTCTCCAATGGGCTAATTTCCTCATATTTTGATATGCTTCTTTATTATTATAATCTAAAATAGGGTCATCTCTAAGAATTTTTGGGCTCCCTATAACTAATTTAATATTTTCTAATTTTAATAATGCGTATTTTTTTGTTGTTGGTGATAACCATTTATTACGTTTAATAATTCTTTTAAATACAGTTAATAAATCGGATCCCATATTATTAGTATAATCAATATATTGTTGTTTCTTATTTCTATCAATATATTCGTTAGTTAAAAATGTATTAAAACAAAAGGATAATCCAAAAATTGGATATATATCTTTGGGTAGAGGTACTGGTTGCCCTTTTATAAATTTTCCGTGGAAATCATAATAGATCATCCGTCCCTTGCTGTGAAAACGCATTAATTGTCTAAACACTATATATAAAAAATAAGTTCTCCATTTTGTACTTTTCCAAGCATCGTTTTCTAATAATGTCTCCATAATACATTTTAAATAATTAGTACTTGTACAAATAAATTGGTTAGGTACATCTTTATATCCTATTTTTTTCGCCATTTTTTCCCAATCAAATCCATATTTTTGTAATGATTCTTGTTTTGTAACAATATTATACCCATCTGGGTCATCGCTCTTAATAGAATCACAACCCAATGCATTTAACATATCATATTCACAATCCCAGACATCAATGGGTTTTATTCCATTATGTTTTCCTAAAAATAATTCAAACATACTAGCAATAAATTGTAAATATCTGCGCTTAAATTCTTTTTTATATTTTTTTGTATCTTGGTCATCTTTTGTATCCTCAATATAAATAGTATAATCATATATTGTTAGTTGTGGAGCAGAAATGGTTGATCTATAATATTTCACATTTTTTTCATCGTTTAAAACAGACCATACTATTGGACAGCCCCATGATACAATTTCATTTTGATTTTGCCCACCTAATATTTCGTATATATCATTAGTAGCAATTCTTTTATCAGTTAATTCTATATAATATTTTGCGTAATTTTCAGCAGAGGTGTCGTCTAATTTATAAAGAGATTCATATACATTTTTAATAGCTTTGGATTTGGCGGAATGATTCGTCTTAATATAGGTTTTCACAATATCCATTAACTCATAATATACCTTTTCTTGAGTAACTCTAAAACTATCTACTTGTACATAATATTTAAGTTGTGTTTTTAGTTCTTTACTTTTATTACTTAACCATTGATAATTAATATAAGTATAATAATCATCTTGGGCACTATATTTTGTAGGTGTAAAAGGTGTTTTAAATAATTTTATTAATTCTTTTTCAGTATCTTTACTTTTGTCGTTTAATTTGTCTTTAAATTTTTCTTCATATACTTTTTCAAATTGATTAAATGAATTGGCGTATTCTTGACAATATAATTTTAATTGCGGTTGAGTAAGCCTACATTTTTTAGTAATATTTTTTTTAGATATCTTTTTCTTTGTACTCATATAATATATAAATAAAAAATTGAAACTAATTTATTTTTATTTCATTAAAAGTAAATATATAAGTAAAATGAATACAACATTTTTAAAATTAAAAGATTGGATAAATAAAGAAGGACTAAATTGGGATTTATTATCAACGAACCCTAATGCAATTTCTTTATTAGAAAAAAATCCTGATAAGATTAATTGGAT